TGGCGGCGGTCCACGTCGTCCCGCCTACGATTACTTTCCAAGAGCCTTTACGTATTCAATCCACTCAACTGGCACAGCAGCGCGCGAAACGCCATCCTGCTCAGTTGGACGAACCCATCGGCCGTCCGGAAGAGTGAACGAGCCCGTTACGGGGACGACAATCTGCCAAATGCCTGGGGCAACTTCCCAGCCACTGCCAACTGCTGGCTTGTCGCCAACTGGAGCAGCTACAACTGGGGTGGAAACGACAGGGGCCACGGCGACCGGGGCCACAACGGCTGGGGCAGCGGCCGCTACGGCCTTCTCCTCAGACTTGTCTTCGGACTTTCCAAGAATGCTATTAAGGTCAACCATGGTTTTCTCCTTTTATTGGGCGCGCTTGCACCCGTGTCGCTCCACCTCTGAGAGAAGCGCGAGCGGGACTTTGGCCCTTCCGTTCTTAAACTCAAGAACCGAATCGTCGGAAAGCATAATTTTGTTACCAAACTCCCAAGTAATTTCTACCAGGTAAGAGGGGTTGTTGGCAATAGCAAACGCAATTGCCTTCTTTGCCATTAGCTCGTGGTGCTCAATCTTCCGGTTTTTTCTTCGTTTTGCCATAGTGGACTCCAAAAAGAAGAGGGACGGGGTCTCCCCCGCCCCTCTTCATTTACCCGAAGGTATCCTAGATTAGACGGCTACGCGAATCTTTCCATTGAACTGAGGGGCCTTGCTTGCAAGACCGTACATGCAGTACATGATGTAAAGACGGGAAAGGGAACCGTTCACGCCCACTGGAATCTCCAGCGTGGTGATCGAGTCCGAACCAAGGTAAGGCATCGACCAGACTGACTCGTCGATGACATACATGTCGCGGCTATCAACCGAGCTCACGGTATAATTCCCGATGCTGTCGCCAGGAACCGAAAGGAGCGGAAGCTCCCCAGCGGCCGTGACAACGGAACCGAGCGTAAGACCCATTACGTTACCCGACTGCCCTGGAGCGTTGTAACGAACAAGGTTCGTCACTTCGTTCACAAGACCGGCGTAGTCCGTAGGCGAGCAGAGGATCGCTGAGGGGCTGCCACCGGCATTCAAGATGCTGGCGACGTTCTCGTTGATCGTCTTAAGATAAGCAGCAGTACCCTTGGTTGCGATCTGGGCAGAGCCAGCCGCTGATCCAAGGAGCTTGCGGAGACCGTCAAACCCGTTCGCATCGTATGCGCCGAGCTCGTTGGTGGTCACACCGGTGGTGTTCGTCGAGTTGCCCTGGAAGAGGGTCTTCTGAAGCTTCTTGGCGATAGCGGTTACGCCACCCTCAAGCTCAGTCGAAAGGCCCTGCTGCCCCGGAGCGCCGCCCTGGGTAATCGCAAACTGCGACTTTAGGGTGATACCACGGCGGGTCGCCAGAACGGCCACGTTGGTCGTCTGTCGTGCATAGGTGTTCGTGTCGTCCGTAACGGTGCCGGTCTCCGTCTGGAAGACTGCATCGCCAAAGGCTGACTGCTGATTGAACGCGTGCACGAGGCCGTTTGCCGGCTCCTTGCGGATGCGCTCAAAGAATGGGAACTTCTTTACGAACAAGGCGTAAAGAATTGGCTCGAGATCCTGTCGGATAAGAGCCGCGCCACCGCTCGCATCGAGCAGCTTGGCAATGTTCGGATTCGCAACCGCAAGGCGGTTAAGAATGTCGGACGAAGCCTGCTTGCCCGCTTCGCGGGTAGCCTGAATGTCAAGGGCCTCGCCGAGGTCGGCGCGGCTCATCTTCGAGAACTTCTTGCGAAGCTCGCGCTGCGTAGCATAAGCATCGGCTACGTCGATTGACTCATCGGCAGCACGGCCGACGAGGTGCGGGGCATCAGCAAGGGCATCAAGGCCCTTCTGAACGTCCTGCAACTTTTCGTTAAGTTCGCTCATGATTTTACTCCTCACTTTCCAGCATGCGCTGGATAACAGGCGAAAGCCAAGGGGCATTCGTCCCGGAATTGTTTGAAGCAACTGAATACGACTTGCGGCCGGATGGAAGATCCATCAAGCGTCCGACGACATCAAGTGCCTTTGCAAGATCAGCCTCGACCGTGGCCTTCTGGCTAAGCAGTTCGGTCAACTGAGCCTTGACGGCTGCGACCTCCCGCTGAGCGGCAAAGGCTGCATCTAGCGCAGACTTGGCGATAGCGGTCACCTCGTCAGAAGCCGGAGCTTCGACAGCAACCTCCGCCTCAGGCTCCGCAGGGGCCAAAACTGGCTCCGCCGCAACCTCAGGCGTAACTTCGGGCGTTGGCTCTTCAGCCACAGCCACAGCCTCAGGCTCGCCATCAGAGGCGAGCTCAGCGACCTTAGAAATGATTCGCGCGCGCTCAGTGGCGCTTGCACGAACAAGGACAGCCCCAAGGGCCTGCAATACTTCAATGGCCGGATCAACGACCTCTTCAGCGGCAGGCTCGTCAGCGGCAGGCTCGTCAACAGCTGGCTCAACGGCCGGCTCCTCGACGACTGGTTCCGCTACGGGCTCAGTATCAGACTTGGCAACGGCGGCCTCAGCCTCCACGCCATCGGCCTCTTCGGCCTGGTTCTCTTGTGCGGGCTTAACCTTATCCTTGTCATCGCTCTGCGTGACAGTGACGGTGACCCGCGTGGCCTTTTCACTTTCCACGATAGTTTCTCCTTCAGCGAGCAAGGAATTAGCGGAACTATCCACATCGCCCTTTTGCTCATATTCATCAACAACCTCTACAGCGTCAATCGAAACTGCTGGGCTGGAGTCGATCTCTGTCGGCTCGTTGGCCGCAGATTCAATTCCTGAAGGAGTTTCCTCCAAGGAATTATTAGTCCCGGCGGCATCCGAGCTGTCGCCATCAGAATCGTCAAAAACAGTAACAACCTGGCCCTCAAAATCTAGAGCGCTCTTAAGCGCTTCAATTTTGCGCAAGGTAGAGAATTTGTGCCCAACAAGCGTTTCCGTTGCAGCCCAGCCCTCAGAGCCCTTTCGGTAAACCCTAATGAGCGCGGCCGGGTCCTCTGGGGTCCCCGTAATTGTAAATTCAGAGCCAGGCACATTAATCTTGCCGTCTCGAACAACGCGGGCAATTTTCCCCCGAGCCGTTCCGCCGCTTGAGCCCCAGGAGACAAAATCACCCGTGGATAGGCCTTCGGCCTTGCGGTTAACCACAACTTCGCCAGCTTGCTCGGCAGCCTTTAGGCTCTTGAGGGCATTCTGAAGGTATGAGCGCTGATTGGCCGGGATGCCAACCACAGACGCTTCCATAAGCTTGACAGAATCAATAACGTATGTATCGTCGCCGGTATTGGCGTCCTTCTTCTTTGAAACACGGTCGACCCGGGCACCAATAGACAAGCCAAGCTTAACGCCGCGCTTAATAGCCTTAAAGGCGCGCATAGCCTCTGGGTTCTCGTCTTCTTTGCACACCAAGACGTCAATGTCAAGGTCGTAAACTTCGGAGTTGGTCTCGGCGTCAAAGCGCTTTACGACGCGGGCGTCCTTTACGGAGCCAAAAAGGTCTTGCGGTACGTTGTAATTGTGGTTAAGGAAGATCGTCATGTTCTGCTTGGCCGTATCGGCCATGGTCTTAATAGCGTTGAGTGTCATCTCATCGCCATGCAGGTCACGGATTGTCGAAGATGTCGTCCCGGTAACATAAAGGTCGCCGTTTGACGCCTCGTATGCTTTCAGGGCATTCGTATAAACCTTAAAATCCACGTTTACCTCCCTAGGGTACCGAGCCATACTGATGGCGCGGAATCTTTGCGTCAATGAGATATTAATCTCTATGAACAATAAATTGGGCCAAGACTACAACCCGAAGGCGATAGATTATTGTTACTTTTTACCAAAGTAAGCCTCATGCGGACAATACATGGATATTCTACAACAGTATTTCACACACCACCCATTATTCTGTTGATAGTATCTCCTTATGGAAATTGACCAACACATTGAACACCGGCCACACGATGAGCAGCTTAGCTGCGTGCTGTGCGACGAAATACGAGAGCGCGGACGAGAGGTCCGCGAGCTAGCCTCTGCCCTAATCCGACTTCACAAGACCATTACCCCGGTCCTGGAGACATACCAAAAGCTTAAACGATCCCATCCCCAGTGCGCTTCTTGTGGGATCATGGCGGGACCAGTTGGCCAGCATCACGAAAACGAACTTCTCCCGGAGCCAATGGTCCCAAGGGCCAAGGGGCAAAAGCGGTACAATGTTTGCCACTGGTGCTATGATAACCTTGCGAAGTCAAGGAAGAGCGTTCCCCAGCAGCGAAAGCATCAACTTGACATAGAGCAGTCCTTTAAAGAGCAGGACAAACTTGACGGTATTGAAGAGGATGACATTTGACCCCACCAGAGGTTCACGATACTATCGACGTTGACTTCTCCGACGGCAGACAAGTTGCGCCAGCCTGGTGGGGAAGGTATCTTGCCCCATATACGGTAGGATACCGAGGTGGTAGACGGGTCCTCTCTTGCACAAAAGCAGAGATGCAGGACATTATTAACCGGCGCATGACCGACGATATCTTTTGGTCAGCTGTCCGTCGTAGCAAAAATGGAAGGACATAATGGCAGAAAGACAGTCACTCTTTGGCCGCATCCTTGGCGGCGTTGGCATTAGCTTTGGCACATCCGACAAGGCTATGAGCACAGTCCCAGAGTACGACGATGCCCCTTATGCCCGGGGTGTTGCTGGCGTTACCCACCATGCAAAGCGCAGCACCCAGCAGCTCCGTCGCTGGTCGCGCACAAACCCTTGGATTCGCGCCGCTATCAACCTTCGCCGCACCCAAGTCAGCCGCGCCAAGTGGGACATTGTTGCCATTGACTCCGACAGCCCAGTAAATCCAAGGAAAGTCCAAGAAATTAAAGACCTTTTCCGCACGCCAAATGCAAAGATGGAATCGTTCCGTTCGCTCATGGAGCCAATCATTGAGGACATTCTTGTGCTTGACCAGGGAGCTATTGAGGTGGTCCCAACCAAGGGTGGTCGAATCGGCTCGGGAAACCGGCCAATTGCCGGCCTCTACGGAAAAGACTCTGCAAAGATTGTGTTTGACTCCGCTTGGGACGGCACTGACCTGGAAAGGCCTCGCTACTACGAGTTTGACCCCGACGGCCGAGAGGTTGCGCGCTACCTTAATCACGAGCTGGTTGTCATTATCTCTAACCCGGTGACCTACACCCCACTTGGCCTTTCGCCACTTGAGGTTTTGTCAGAAACTATTGAGTCAGACCTTGCTGCTGCCGCATATAACGCTAAGGCAGTCATGGCCGCAGCGCCTCCAGGCGTCCTTCACCTTGGAGAAGGCGTGCGCGCCGACCAGGTCGATGCTTTCCGCGCATACTGGGACGCAGAGATCGCCGGTCGAAGCCAGATTGCTATTACCGGCGGTGGGAAGGGCATTCAGTGGATGCCACTTGCCTCTTCTAACCGCGACATGCAGTTCATGGAGTGGCAGGTCTACCTTGCCCGAAAGATCTGTGCCGTCTTTGGCGTTCAGCCACAGGACATCGGCATTGGGTTTGACGTTAACCGCAGCAGCTCGGAAACGGGCGCAGCATTTACCCAGGATGTTGGCATTGCGCCGCTTCTTGACCTTATCGCCGAGTACCTTACCCGAGAAATTGTTTGGCGTTACGACAAAAACCTTCGCTTTGCCTACACCGACATGGGGCGACAGAGCCAGGGCGAAATGTCCGCATACTACAAGTCGGCACTCGCCGGCCTCCCGTGGCTTCGCCTCAACGACGCGCTTCGTGAGCGCGGTCAAGACGGCGTTGGCGAAC